CTTAAAGATATGGTAACAAAGCAACTTCCTAGCTTTGTTGGCTGAGAATTTTCAACCTCTGGATTCAGATTGATCTATAAAGCCTACAACATCTCAATATGTGGATGATGCATGTTTTAGTTGACCAATCGGAAGTGGTGACATTTCTTTACCATTTATGTAGAATCTTTTGGCAAATTCAAACGAGTCATCAGACTCAATTGTTTTTTCCTTAGATATCTCCATACCAAGAAGATATATTATCTCCTTGTAACAGTTTGAAAAGTCACTACCAGAAATTACCAAATCATCTCCTAATAATATATACTGATTTAATGATGATTTTGATCTCATCATTGCAGTATAAACTATTAAGTGATGGGTTAGAGCTAATAATGATCATGATGCATACGCCCCCATGGGTTGGCCAACTGAATACTTTATGTTTCCATTTTGTGTTCAGAAGTCCTGACCATTGAGGATTGTAAAAACATCATCAGGGTAATTATCTTGGCCTACCATCTTAACTAATAACCTCTTGCTTAATAAAGCTGGAAGTCTATCAGTTGCAGATGATAGATCAAGAGAGTAGTAAGGACCTTCTTTATGAAGCTTCATTACTGCACCAGTTTGATCATAGGTCGCATCTTGTTCTAAGCTTTTAACTTTACTCATTAGAGTATCGTGTAAAGGCTTTAGAACCATTTGTGACCAATAATCAAATATGGCTATTACCCTGTCCTTACCCTCCTTGTCTTCAACAACAGTAATTTTTCTAACTAATGAATTATTACTTTGTTTAAGATCAGGTGGTATTGGAGTTTCATCATTCCTGCATTGATCAAGTATTTCAACTTGATCTTGGGTTAGATATTTACAGATAATCCTATAAAGGTTATCTGGTAAGTTTCTAGCCTCATGGATGATTGAAGTCATTGCAGGACCAACTGGTCCTGATGATGTTCTCAATCATAGCTCTGGTTGAGGTATCTCCGAGATAAATAAGTTATTATTATTAACGAATTCCTCTATTTCATGATCACTTATAACATCTGATATAAGTTTTCCTGTATAGGGTCTAGTAATGGATCTGGTATCTAAGTTTCCAACGCTTGTAAACAGCCTTCCTATCAAAAGGATGCTGAGGACAACCCGTTGAGAAACCTCGTTACCTGACCTTATTAGTGGTATCCAATCTTGAAGAAAGGTTGGGATACCATCACTCGTTAATGATATATTACTATATCTATCAAGAGGGTCGCCACTTAGGTATTTGTATACACAATGCCTTGCACTTTTCATATACTTGATTGTGTAAGGTAACCCGTTATGGGTAACAAGCTTGATAAACTTGTTAGTGTATACATTTACCGGGCACTTACAAGTATGATCTTGAGACAATGTAAAATCTAATTCTGCTAATTGGATGATCATAGCCTCAAAGCCCTTAACTCGGGTTTTGATTTTATGTACATTCTTTTTATCAGAGATATATTTTATATTTTTCTTCATTTTCATATGTGTAAGTTTAATTGTTAAGCAAGTGGGGATAGTTGTTGGATTGGAAACCAACCGCTATTTCAGGCTACTTAACTGCGCGTTTATCACGCTGCCTTCTTGGTGCACCAAAAGTGCACACAAG